ATAGGCGCAATCAGCGCGCCGGTTCTTGTGGTCATTGGTGTTATCACGGCCCTGATCGCGATCGGCGTGTTGTTGTATAAGAACTGGGACGAAATCAAGCTTCGTGCTGAAATGATGGGAAAGGCTATCGTCTTGACGTGGGAATTCTTAAAGAATAAGACGTCAGAGATCTGGAACAACATCAAGACGGCGACCGTTGACAAGGTCAATGGAATGATTGACAACGTGAAGCAAAGAATTGAAACCCTGAAACTTGCGTTCACTATGACCTTCGACGCAATCAAAGACAAGGTCAGAAGCGCGATCGACTATATCAAGGGCCTGTTCAACTTTAATTGGTCACTACCGCATATAAGACTTCCGCACTTCAGCGTATCAGGACAGTTTTCGTTGAACCCGCCACAGATCCCGCACTTCAGCGTTCAGTGGTACAAAAAGGCTATGAATAGCGCGTTCATGCTAAATGACGCGACTATCTTTGGCGCGCGCGGGAACACCCTTCTGGGCGGTGGCGAAGCCGGTTCGGAAATGATAATCGGTACAAATAAACTGATGTCGATGATTGCCCAGGCAAAGGGAGGTACAACCACATACAACAATCAGTTCGTCATCAATGGCGTTGATCGTGATCCTCAAGAGTTGGCACAGGAAATATCATACTATCTCGATATGGAATTACAGAGAACATCGGGAGTGTTCGCATAATGAGAAATTATCTATTGTTTAATGGCCACAGTTCAAAGGACTATGGTGTGTATATAAGCGGTCTTAACACCTTCGGAGGGGCAGAACGTGACATTGATGTCATTTCTGTTCCTGGCCGAAATGGCGACTTGACCATTGACAACGGCAAGTATAGAAACGTGCGTGTCACATATCCGGCATTTATATATGACAAGTTTGATATGAATGTCAGCGCATTCCGAGGGATGTTGTTATCTACAAAAGGTTATAAGCGGTTAGAGGATAGCTATCACCCGAAGGAATACAGACGGGCAAGATATGACGGGGCATTTGAGCCGAGTGTTGTTGATTGGCTTGTTGCAGGGGAGTTCGATATCACATTTGATTGTGATCCCAGACGATTCTTGAAGGACGGGGAGAACACCTTGAACATCACAAACGGGGAAATCATTAAAAACGTGACCTTGTTTGAGGCAGAACCGCTTATCCGTGCATACGGAACAGGAACTGTGACCATCAATGATATATCTGTGGTCGTAACATCTGCGGATGTATACACGGACATTGATTGCGAACTCCAAGAGGCATACAAGGGAACAACGAATTGCAACGGGAACATCACATTGACCAATGGCAAGTTCCCTGTTCTTGAAAGTGGCAACAATGAAATCACGTTCACAGGATTTTCAAAACTTGAACTCACACCAAACTGGTGGATTTTATGATACCGATTCTCTTTTCTGAAAATAGCACAGTATTTACATCTAATGGCATCGGAAGATTATCTGATGCCATTTCTTGTGAGGTCACCGAGGAACGCAATGGTCAATATGAACTCCAGATGGTCTATCCGTCAACGGGAGTACATTTTGATGACATCTCACTCCGTGCGATTATAGTGGCAAAACCATCGACAGGAGCAGATAATCAGCCTTTCAGAATCTATAACATCTCAAGGCCTATCAATGGAAAGGTCACCATAAACGCACAGCACATATCATATGACCTCTCGAAGAATGTGTGTATGCCTTTTTCCATAACCGCATCAGCATCAGCGTGTTCGCAAACATTGGCAGGCCTAAAAACACACGCTGTGGAAACGTGCCCGTTCACGTTCACAACCGATGTGACCACAGTATCGAACTACAATCAGAAGGCTCCGGCATCCATTCGGTCAAGATTGGGTGGAACGGAAGGGAGTGTTTTGGATCAGTTCCACGGGGAATATGAATGGGATGTGTACGATGTCATCCTTCACAAGGATAGAGGAACGATAAAAAATATTCCCTTGAGATATGGCAAGAACATCACGGACATAAAACAAGAGGAAGAAATCTCACAGACCATCACGGGCATTGTTCCGTATTGGGCAGATAATGAGGGGAATAATCTTGTTACATTGCCAGAAAGGGTGATTTATTCACCGAATGCGTCACTATATCCGCAGAAACTGACAGTTCCGATGGACTTTTCGAGTGATTTTCAATCACAACCGACAGAGGCACAATTAAGGGCACACGCACAAGTATATGTGAATCAATCGGGTGTAGGGATTCCGAAGGTCAGTATTGATGTATCATTCGTGAACCTGGCAGACACAGAAGAATACAAGGACTTGATTGCATTGCAGGCGGTTGAGTTATGCGACACCATCCCTGTTCAGTTTGAACCACTTGGAATTGATACGGATGCCAAAATCGTCAAGACCGAGTATGACGTTTTGAAAGAGAAATACAACAAAATCACAGTAGGCTCCCTGCGGTCAAACCTTGCAACGACAATCACAGATCAGAATCAATCCATTGTTACGACAACAACAGCCAAGTTTGAGAAGGTCGGAAACGAGATCGACAATGCCACGGCCTGGTTGACATCATCTGGTGGCTATGTTGTAGCTGTGAAGAACAATGACGGAAGTTGGAAAGAATTGTTGTTCCTTGATGATAACGACATTGAGGATGCGGTGAACGTGCTGCGAATCAATGAAAACGGCATCGGGTTCTCATCGAATGGTGTATCTGGCCCGTATACGCAAGCGTGGACGCTTGACGGAAGGTTGGTCATCGGTGGCACAAATGTGCCGAGTATCACTGTATACGACAACCAGAACAACATCATTTTCGAGGCATCCGCAGATGCAATGATATGGAACGCAGATAATTCCTCAATGGATCAGTACGGCACCATCACTTGCGACAGTGCAAACCTATCAAACGCATCTATCACTAATGGTTCAATCACAATGGTCGGATTGAGTTCGTGGCTTGAATTGAACGATGGTGTTATATATGGCGGTGCCGGAACGACAGTTGGTCAAAATCAGACGAAAATTGAGTTCGATTCATCGATAGATGGTCACGTTGGAAACCTTACACTACAAGGGGATGGAATCCTTTTTGATTCGGATTTTATCGCAATCAATGAATCAAGGGGGCAAAACTTATATCATCTGGGAATTGATGGTGAAGTTATGACAGATTTTGTTCCGTCTACAACACAAATTGATTTTATTACAGATTTAACAATCGATTTTGACGCACAAACGGCATCGTGGACAAATGTCTATCAAACTGTTGTGACGGGCATAAATTGGGGTATGACAGACTTTAAGAAGGGGTTGATTATTGGAAATGGACAATAAAAACATCGTTATTCATAACAAGTTAACCAAAATCACAAAGGTCGTTGTCAATAAGATAGAAAACGGGGTGCAGACAAGTCACACACTGTCTGGTGAAGAATTGGAACAGTGGAAAAAGGAACACGGATTCATCAATAATGAGGGAGATAATGAGAAATGATAACACAGACATTTGATCTTAATCTGATACCAAACTCCGCACCCGTGGTGGTGCATTGTGACCAGTATGATGAGGGTGATGGACGTTTCATCATTTCACTCTACAATGGGAACATTGCATACTCACCAAGTGGAACGGCAATCGTTCAAGGTATTAAACCAGACAGAAAAGGATTCTCATATAGTTGCACATTAAGTGGAAACACTGTCACAGTAGACCTCACAAAACAGATGACAGCGGTTGCCGGACGTGTGAGGACGCAGATAGTTGTGACCGAATCCACAGGACGCACAGGATCGTTTGCATTCGAGATAGATGTGCAGGCAAGTGCATTGCCCGATGATTCCGATATGAGCGAATCAGACTATCAGTTGATAGAGCAGGCCATTGAAGAAACCACAGAGAACGCAGAGGATTCCGAGGCCTGGGCGGTTGGTGAACGTGGTGGTGTTCCTGTTGATCCTACTGATCCCACATATCACAACAATTCAAAGTGGTGGGCAGAACAATCGGGCGGTGGTGGTGCCACGGCATTGGCATCCCTCACGGATGTACTGTTAAACTCTCCCACGGATGACCAAGTATTGACGTATAATTCAACCTTGAACAAATGGGAGAACGCAGATGCTCAAGGTGGTTCATCATCCCTTGACGGCCTTGATGATGTAACAATCACAAGCGCAACAAACGGAGAGGTGCTGACGTATAATTCGACATCACAGGAATGGGAGAACAAAGTTGTTCCCACACCAGACCTTGATGAGATCGGGGATGTGTCAATATCCTCACCCACGAACAGCCAGGTGTTGAAATATAATTCCACGTCA